GATGATGATGTTTTTATCTTCGACCAGCAGGTTTTGAGTGCTGATCGTTGTAGTCGTACCGTTAACAGTAAGGTCACCTGCAACAGTTACAGCAGCGTCAAATGTTGCAGCTCCGGTTACATCGAGCGTGCCGGGAATGTCGACATTATCTGTCCATTCAACGCCCGTGCCAGCGGCATCAGTCTGCAGCAATTGGCGGGCAGCGCCATCAGCAAGCTTGCCAACAGCAATTTCAGCATTGGTGGCAATATCTGCGTTTGTGATGCTGGCGTTTCCGCCGACAACCACAGTTCCGCTCTGGTTCGGCAGCAGAATCGTGCGGTCTGCAGTCGGATCGACCACGCCAAGTGTGGTTTCAAAGCCATCGGCAGTGCTGCCTTCAAACGTCAGCGTGCCAGTGGTGCCGATTTCTAGGTTGCCGAGGACCGTGCCACCTGAAACAATCGACGGGAAGTGGGCAAGGCTGTTCCATGCACTGGAGCCATTGCCGACTTTGAATTTCTTGGTGTCCGACTCTAGTCCCAGCTCGTTGGCGAGCAGTACCGGGTTTACGGCTGCCCAGTTAGCAGCCGTATCAGCCCGAATCTGCAGCTTTACTTGAATTGTGGTTGGGGTCGTCACAAGCTGGCACCGCCGCCATTTAGGACCAATGTAGCCGCAACGCTTGCATTTCCGCCATTCAAGATGAAAGGCGCATAGCCGACAAATGCGAATGTCGTTACGGCTTCAACATTTCTGGCAGCCGTCGAACCACACTGCAAGATATACAGATTGATGATACTATCAACAATTCTCAGTTCTATCGTGACATTGTAACGAGTGCCTAATTGCTCCTCTTCAAAAGGTGCCAGATAATTGCACAGAGCTGTAGATGGCACAACACTCAGGCCGCCCCATATGGCGATGGGTAAGTCGAACCTATTTATTGATGATTGGTTTTCGTAGAAATGCGTGCGCAGTTGCGCTATTTCGGCTTGATTGAGATACTCATACCTCAGCCTGAGTATTTGATTGTTGATTCGCGCCGAATGACGAAACCTAATAGGCCCAGCGTAAGTGGCCTCCTCGCTGATATTGGCTTGGCCCAGATCAAACTCGATACTATTCGGGCACAGCTCAGGGAATGTCGTCATATGGTGTACGGGGGCAGCAGCTCTAGCTCAACGCTAACTGATGTGCTAGTGGCTGAATAGCTTGTCTCAGGCGCACTCACATACAGCCAAGCATAGCCGGATGGAAATGTCATATCTGATCCAACAGTAACAATCGCAGGCAGGGCAAATGGCTCAAAACGGCCATGTAGCATATAGTGACTAGTTATTTCAAAATGCTCAGCAATCGATAAAGCATTGAAACTGAGCCGTAGGCGCCAACCAGTGGACGCGTTTGAATTAACAACAGAAACCGAATCGCCAGTCATAGCACCCAAGGTCTGATGGGCTTTCACGCCTGGCGTGAAAATTCGTGATGACGGATTCAATGCAGGAAAATCAGCCATCACTCGCCCTCACTTTGATCTGTGCGACCTTCCCATTCTGCTGCAACAGTGCTGCCGTTGACGCTGAACTCCCATTTGCCAGCCACTGACAGCGTGCGACCTGTTACGGTGCCGCTCCAGCCGAAACCTGTTGTAGGACTAGAGCATGGGCTTGAGTTAAATGCAGCAAGTTTGTCGTAGTAGGACAAGTCTCCAATTCCATATAGACCTGTTGGATTTGTATTTTTATTAGTTGTGTAGACAGATGCTCTCCAGTTGACTGGTCCAACAGCTGGGCATGTCGTCCCTTCGTTGACTGCAAGCGGAACATTGCCGACACAGCCCCAAACACCGCTTATGGTTGCTGCCATATTTCCAGCGGAAATGTTTAGCCACGCAGACGTGTATGCAGTTGTGCCGGATGGCGTTGTTTTTGTCCCTGTCCAACGAACGTAGTTATAAAAATTGTAGTTCGCCTCAACTGGCCCTGTCGTTTGCGTTAGAGGTGTTCCGTAACCATCAGGTGAGCTGGGATCAGGGCACTGAGTATCAACTTCAATGATGTTATCAATATCAGAAGTCGTTACGGTGTAAGTGCTGGTGTTATTGCCAGTTAAATCATCTTGCTGCAACTGAGTGCGATCACCCCCGTCCTTAGGCCGCTTGTACCAAGTCGCTCGCCCATTCGGGCAGTTGGGTGCTGTTTCAAGTGTATCGCCATTAACGGGCCGATCAAAATCGCCCGTTTGCCCTGTGATTTCGGGCGCTTCTTCTGTAATGTCGTCGTCTGGATTATTGACGCCACCTAACGGCAATGCCCCACCAGTACGAGCAAAAATTTCGTTCCTGGTACTAGGGACTGTTTGACCACCAACTTGAACAGCGGAAGTATCCGAAACGACTGTGACAGCCGGCAAATTGTATTCGAAGTTATCTGGACTTGGTATCGCTGGCGGATTTGGGTCGACAAGCTCAGTGATTGGATTGCTATTTGTACGCCTGCCAGAGATGTCGCAATCAAAGTTTGTGCGACCTGTTGGCATCGTGTAGCCAACGCCAACCGCTTGTGCCACCTGCAATGCCACTAGGCTACGGTTTTGCTCATCGATTGGGAAATGCGTTAGATCCAAATCGATGCTACCTCCGGTGTTCTTATTGATTCTGTCTACTTCGTAGAAGTAATCATGCAGCGCATACTCGCTGGAATCAGTTTCGCGTCGCAACTGAACGCGCACAATGTCACCAATCTCAAGCGTGCTATTAAACGCATCGGGCAAAACGCTAATCCGCAGGCTATGAGTGATGTACTTTCTTCGTGCTGCATAATAAGCTCCAACCTTGACGGCATGGTCTTCAGAGGTGCAGAACGCACTTAGATCTTGCTGTTCGTATGGACCAAATAAAGCCTCACCGTTAAAACGCACTTCAGTATTTCTGATGATGCCAATGTCGTCGTCAGGCTGCTGACGCCAAAGCACAACAAAACATGTCGGAATACGGTCGCTCAATGGCACATAGTCAATCTCAAAACTGCCAGGGATAATGTGCTCTTCAGTAAATCCAAAAACGGGCGTGATGGCAGTTGTTTTTATTGTGTAATCTTGATTGATCGGCAGACGCGGCTTAAGAATTTTTTTACCATTGCGCTCACTTGGGCGGAGCAAAAAACCAATGCTCGTCTCAAACAGCCAATCTTCTAGATTTTGAGATTGTCGCAGCACTCCATTGAAATACAGTCCATTCTCTTCGGTAAACTGTGCAGCCGTAAGCATTGCCGCACTGTCGATCAAAGATGACGGCACCCGATTCGTGGCGTCTAGCAAATACAACGCAAGATCTATAAAGTTATTGCTGGGCCCGTACGTATTATCAATAATCCTTGTTAGCTGCAAGCCCTGCCGGACAAAGGCATGAACCTGTTTGCTCCATGTATCGTCTTCATCGGCGTGCGTGTTTGTGTAACTCAGCGTTGTTATATTCTCGTAGCTACCGCTAGTGCCGCAATACACAGGGCAGTTCCATGGCGTTGTGCCAGAAACAATCGTAGTTGTGTTGCCAGGATTCCAGTTGCCTGCGCGTGCATCATAGGCCTGAGCCCAAGTGCCAACACGGCAGGCACGCTGGAAAACATCGCGAATCTGCAGCAGTGGTAACTCACCTTCACTTAGAACTAACTCAAGATTGACGGTCAATTCATTTGTGCTCGGATCGTTTGAGTATCCAGCCTCTGTAGCTTGTGGACTCACCAAGACTCCACCGATGCCGTCTATGCGCCGGCAAAACACAATAGGGATTGGCTCGCCAAGAACAATGGCACTTTGCTCGACATCTAGGCTTGTTGCACCCTTGGCTGCGTCATCCTGCAGCGGTACAACGCCTAGATTATCCTGCGCGCGAATGATACTAAGCGGCTCGTTGAAGGTGCTCATATTTTCAGCGGAGTGCCGACCAAGGCAGTCGTGTAGTTGCGTGGCGGCACTTGAGCTCCTATAGGTGCAAGGCCTGAGCCAAGAGTAACCTCAAGCAGCGTGAAGCTACCGGAGACAGCAATGATTTCTCCAATCACCGACGCAATCAACGTTTGACCAGCTGGCGGAGCAGCTTGGGTCAGCTTGGCATCAAATTCATATAGCTTGACTTCACACAACCAATTCAAGCCAAGACCGTAGTTGAAAGCTTCAACCGCCTGCTTTGTGGCCGGAATTTCAATGGACAAGTTTGACCCAGGGGCGCCTGCGCTGCCGGTAAAGGCATTGATTACAAATGGATGATAAGACCATGACGCGCCGTCCCATGTCACTGATTGATTGACATAGAAGGATTGCCACCTGTGGTAGGTGTTGGTGCTATCGAAAATGCGCATATAAAGCGCCTGGCTTCTATTGGTTTTCATCGCACTCCTGCGTATCTACGGCCACCGGAAGATCTGACACTGCTATAAATTGACACGGCCATTGATTGCATGGCTTTTTCCATATCAGACACAGTGACGTAATTGGTCCCATCCATTTGTGTCACGGGACCAGTTTGAACATTGATCTGCGCATTGCTCGGCACCACCACGCCACCCTCGGCAAAGCGCGGGATGGCAGCAGGGCCACGCATACCAGCCATCCAGTTGGCCGCAAATTTGCCAGCCTTAGACTGCGGCACAATATATTCAGGCTCTCCTCCCTCGCCAACCATTGCCAAAGTAGGGCCATTAACGACGCCACCCTCTGCGAAGCGTGGCAACGTCACATTGCTAATTGTTGGGATGCTAACTCCGGGCACCTTGTTGGCCGCTTGAATTAGCTTGTTAATCCCAGCGATTGCCGAGTTGATGCCTTTCTCGACAATGCCAATAAGAGTGTTGAACACGCCCTTGACAACATCAGCAGCAGCCTTGAATGGTGCAATGATGAAGTCAGTGACTCGCTTAAAGGCACTCTTTAGCGAGTCAACCATAGAAGACGCAATCCTTTGGATCGGTCCGACGAACTTATCTTTGAAGAAATTAAGGCCCATTTCAAAGGGCTTTTTGATAAGGTCAAATATCTTAAGCCAAGGCTTGAGATAAAAATCAATAACAACTTGGCCCAACTTTAAGACTGGCTCAATAAAGACTTTCTTATATAAGCCAGCTATTTCGACAAAGACTATGCCAATGCCTTTGAAAGCGTCGATAATTTTATCGCGGAAGGCATAGATGGCTATGCCAGCAGCAACAGCAAGTGTCACCCATCCAACTGGGCCAGTAAATACCGCAATAAGAACCTGGCCAAGACCAGTCAATCCAGCGACAAGGGGGGCGATCGCACCAGCCCAGCCGGCAATCACAGCAGGGATTCCGACAATCGCTGCCGCGATACCGGCAATAAGCGGGCCAAGTGCAGTGAACACCGTGATGATCGCCGTGATTGCAGGCGCCAGTGCAACAAAGGCGACCGTGAGCGCAGCTGCGCCAGCAATGAACCCCTGCTGTTGCGGCGTCAGCGTGGCGAACCACTGGCCGATCTGAGCCAGTGTGCCAAGGAAGCCTGTCAGCACAGGAACCAAGGCTGCGATTGCGCCAGGCAATGCTGCACCAAGCTGCTGCGCCATCTGCGTGATGTAAGGCAAAGCAGCCGTGATGGCTTGATTAAATGGCCCTGCCAGTTCACGCATGATTGCATTGATTGCATCGTTGAACTTGTCAGCAGCCTGCGCCATCTCAGTGGTGATAGTGGC